TTTCCCTGGCTTTCTTTTCTTTCTCCAATTCCGAAAGATTCTGCTGTTCAATCCCATCAAGTTTACTCTGCAACTCTTCAGCCTTTTCAGCCTCTTTCTTCCATTTATCAGCGTCATCCTGAACCTTTTTTATCTCACCGTTATGCTGATTCAAATAACCTGTAATCTGCTCATCGGTCGGTTCAGCAACACCTAATGCAATCAAATTCTTTTTAGCCTGTTCTCTGGTCATAACAATGTCCTCCTTCTAATCCACGCTTTTGGTGACGCAGGTCGCTCCTGCTAGATTTTGCCATTTACGGATGACTCCAAATTTAAAATAAAAAAGAAAAGCTATTAGGCTTCTCCTGTTTTAACCGCTGAATTATACGATTGATTCTTTAGTAATTCATAAGCTCTTGCTTTTTCTGCTTCAACATCTAACTGTTCTTGCGTCTTAAATATCGTATCCATGTAGGGTTTACTCATTATCCATACTTTTTCAGGGTCACCAAATAGGCCACAAGTAGTTAAAGCAATTAGTGGATTTACTTTATTCCTCAATAAGTAATCCAATGACTGAGCTTTAACAAGCATATTGTCGGTGGAGTTGCGAGTGATTTTTACATCAAAGTCCCGGATGGTCAAAGGAACATCATTAGTGGTTTGCTTGATGACATTAAGCACGATTTGACAATGTTTCTTTTCTGCTTCAATAATAAAAGGCTCGTCAAGCTTTGCCCGTTGCTCTGCAAAATCCCAACCATTTCTAAGATAAACCGCCTGGCCGGTATCGCCGCCGGTATTTTGCTGACGATCTGGCATTCCCTCAACTACAAGCACTTGACGATATATATCGTCTTTGGATACCTGAGTTTGCTCTTGATTAAGTTCAGCAGTCATAAGCTTCACATCTGACTTATTGGCTTGGCCCGAATCTTTAACCTGTATTGCACCCAACTGGCTCATTTCTATAAATTCATCTTTTGAAATCTCACAATTCTTAAAAAGCATAAATGCCTGAACAAACTGCTCAATACCATTCATTCGGTCAGACTGCATTTTATTAATCTGATCCAAAGCCGTAATTACAATTTCAATATCAGACAGTCTATCAGGATTGTTGGGGTATTCGGTTATCGGTATGCCACCAAATCCGTTTACCCCAGTCTTGGCAATCTGGCTATTTTTTATAGTGAAATACTTATCTTCTGAAAAGCAAAGAAAGTACTGTTGCTCATTTTCGTCCTTCAACTGCTGAATTGAAAGCATATCCCGGCCATCTTCCTGCGAATATACTACAATCGTATTTAGCGGTGTGGGAATGTGAATCCGGAATGGAACTGGATTGTTTTTTTTAGCCTTTAATGTTGCCTTATAGGCAGTTCCTACAGAACTTTGCCATGTACCAAGTTCAATGTCTCTTGCCTGCTTATGAGCGTCCCTCATATAATCATTAAGAGAATCAACAGCTTTATTGATGTTCTCATCTTTTTTTCGGCTCACGTATTGGATAGGCTCACCGTATGTCTGACCTGCCTTAAAACGAACTATTTCCAAAGCATGATTTTCCACTGTTTTATTATTAATTTCTGGGCGCACTGCCTTTTCCCTGTACAAAATTGGCTGATCTCCCATGTAGTAATCATGAAGATAGCGAATGAACGGCCTATTATAATTCAAGACACTAACTGCCCTACCAACTACCTTCAAAATATTTTCGGAAGTAATGGTCGAAACACTGGTATATGCTACCTTGCGCCCGAATGCGCCTTTGCAAATATCAATGTAACTGAGTTTGTTCATCCGCTTTTCACCTTCTCAGCTCTAAAAGTCATCCCACTGGAAGATTTGCCCTCTGGGTGTTTGGCACTTTTATCTCTCCAGATAGATTCTTTTTTATTTTGTTTTGGATTTTCAATTCTTTTTTCCATAATTTTACCCATTAAAAATGCGCCTAGCCGAAGCCAAGCGCACGTTGATATACTTTTCACTGATACCATATTATCATATTGTGAATGGGAAATGTGGGAATCTTGAGGTCTGTTCGAAAATAGCAATTTAACCGCGGTAAGCGGCACCGTGAATTATTTTTCACAAAAAGAAGTTGCCATAGGCAATAATAGAAATATTGTAGTATATTGCACTAGGATAGGTCACACTGTTGATATTGTTTTTGTTGCCAATAGCCGCATTTCTTTTTCTGGGAGTCCCTTTAAATTTTTCACTCTTAGTGAGGAATTTCGTCCATCAATTATGAAATATATAATTGGTTATGATCCTAAGATGCTCATACAAATTAATCCGAATGGAGATGTAATTACATATCAAAGTGCAACAGATGCTCTTATTTATGGACAGTGTGCTTATACCGTACAATGATCATTTAGCCCCATTGTCCGTTTTGGAACCGGCTAAAAGTAGTACCAGACTTTGTCCATTCAACTCTAAAAAAGTCATTGTCGTTATAATAAAAGTCAATCCGAGCAACTGATATATTTACATCTCCTTTGTTTGCAAGCCCCAAACGAATAGATTTAAGATCACCCTCATATCGCAGGTCTGTTTTAGATATATAGCCTAACAAGGCAGCTGCATCAGCTTTCAATGCTAAATTGCTATTTATTTCTAAAAAATAAAATAGTGATTATAATTAAAATTAGTATTCCTATAATAAGATAAAGCGGTATAAAACTTTCAGATTTTCCAGCTATAAAAATTGCTGTGGGGCCATTTGCACCTCCAATAATTGAGACTGTCCGGCTTATATAGTATCTCTTTATAAAAAATATTAAGAGACCTAATACTGATACCATTAATATTAATCCAGCTAAGAACTTATATATTTTCATGTAATCATTTCCTTTCAAGCATATTTTCTTTTATTATAATACTAAGAAGCTTGCATGTGTAAATAATTTTATGGAACTAAGGCTCTTTAATTGCTATTTACTTTTATCTATAAATTTTTTATAAATATCTCCAGGATAACTTTCTAATTTTTCTCCGTTACATAATGT